ATTAGATAATGCCATTACAATCTTCCTGCCGCTGTTCTAAAATATTGAAATTCACTACTATTTAATTTTTTTTTCATAATTTGTTTTTGTACTTCTTTTGGTAAGGCAAACCAATTTTTAGTTCCATTATATTCATTTGCCCATACTTGCAAAGCTAAAGTTGGTATTGAAGCAACCCTTTTTAATTCTCTTGATTTAGAATATCCGTCATTGTGATTATAAAGAGCTTTATTATGTTTTATATGCGAATCAATATTTACTTCTTCTTTAAGAACAATTTTTTTTTCTTGTTCGTCTAATAAAAAAGTTTCTTTTTTTAATCCGTCAACCTTAATATCTTTATTCATCTACCTTGACCTCTATATTTTTTTTTAGAAAATTTTTTATTTGGTTTTTTACTATGTCTTCTTGGCCTTTTTCTTGGGCTTTCTTTAACATAATTATTGACACCAAATAATGGTTTCTTTTTGGCCACTAGCCACTCATTTCAGTAACAAAAACATTTGCACTTCCTATTGAAGCTACTTTTTCGCCAGGTGAAACTTTAAAAATTTCAGGTTGGTCAGCAGGAATAAAGATTGTGCTTGTAGTAGCCGTTGGGTCGCTTGAAGCATTTCCGCCAAATTCTATATGACAATCAGCATCAGCTGCTATTCTTACATATTCAGTTTGTGTACCAAATACATCTGCAACCGCACTACTTGAACCACCACTAGCTATCTTCTGTGTTTTTGTAGGTCTTAATCCGTAATTAAAACTCATATTGTTCTCCTATGTTGGAGGGGGGAAGTACCGGCTAGGCAAGATCCCCCCAAAATTAAATTATCTTCTTACAACAATTGTAAAATGTGCTGAATGAGTTCCTGTAGAAGCTCCGTCAGTTGCAATCGCTATATAGTCACCTTCTGATACATTGTTTGCAGCAGTTGGTTCGCAAGTGTCAATATCTCCAGCCGCACTTCCAGAATGTGCAATAGTAATTGTTCCACCAGTCATGTTAGTAGTATTTACTTTTGCAGTTATTCCAGCGTTACCTCCAGAAATAGCTCCACCTAAAACCGAAGTAATTTTTATTACTTTACCGGCATCAGGAACGGCAACTCTTACTGTTCCAGCTGTTGATACATCGTCTAAATGACACTCTAAAAAGTAATCGTTTAAAGTTCTCATTTTATTCTCCTTATGTCGTTCCGCCTATAACCTTTTTAAGACTTCAACATTTGGTTAATTGTTAGGGGGTGTATATCTAAACAAGGTTACACCCCCAACAATATATTATTATGATGTTGTTAAATCAAAAACAGCACCATTTGCTTTTTCGTTTCTAGCTTCTAAAGTATATTCAGCAACTAAAAATCTTTGATCTGCATCTTTTGTTTGTGCAGGAGTTTGTAGAGCAAAATCTCTTAAGAAAGCAACAGCCCACATATCCATTTCAAGAACTAATGCGTCTTGGCCTATTTTAGCAGCCGTACCATTAGCACCTCTAATAAATCTGTTAGGGGCAACTTGAAGCGTACCAAAATCTGATTCGTACACATCAATAGAAGTAATTAATCTTCTATCTTCCGCAGAATCAAATCTAGTAGAACCACCTGTAAATCCAGATAGTTTTTGTTTGTTGAAAGCACCAACCATAATCATATTAGGGTTTCCACCTTCGTTAAAACAACTTCTCAAAACGCCTTTTAACTGATCTTCAGTAAAAGCTCTTTGAGTTCCATCTGTTCTAGCAGCACCGTTTCCGTTTCCAGATCCGCCTGCTCCAGCGTCAACATTTGTTTCAATCCAAGTTTGGCAACCGCCTAACTTTCTTGAAGTTGTTGCGTTTCCAGCAGCTTTTGCAACATTAGATAAAAGAGCTGTTTCCATATCTCTTTTTAATTCTTTTGCTGCTTTAGCAACTTGGTAAGCTAATTCATTAGCTCTTCCAGCTGAAGTTACGGCTTCGTTTGTTCCAGAAACTTGCACACCTTTTGTAGATATTTGAGTGTGGTTTTCTTCTTTAGTTGTTGCTGACATAGTTCCGTAAGTAATATCAGCTCCCTCAACAGCATGGTTTGCTGCAACTGCAGCCAACGCATCAGTTTGCCATTGGTGGGAAGTGTTAGTTGCTCTAGCTTTAGCAACTCCTGACATAAAAGGTGTTTCAGTTGGGGAAATCGAATAAATGATGTCCGCCAAATCTTCTCTTATGCCGACTGTTTGGTAAGTTTGAAATACAGCCATTTTCTTCTCCTATTTGTTAAGTTGTTGTTAAATGTATCGCAATAACAAATCCGTAGCATCTTTTGCTGAACCAGATTTTTTAAGCGATTTAAGTTTATTCAACCTATCTTGGGAGTTAAGTTCTTCTTTAGTTGTTTTGACACCTGATTTTACAACTTTTGACGGCTTGACTTTTTTATTAACTAAAGTTGGTTTCAACTTTTTGTTAGTTTGGTAATTCATAGCTTCTACTATGATGTCAAACTGTCTTGAATCATAAATTGAACTTATTTCGTTTTGATTAAAACCTTTGCCCAATAAATAATTCGTCATATTAGTTCTTAAAGTATGGCCTTTAACAGGATCGTAAAGCTCAGGATACTTTAAAGCAATCCGTTGCTTTTCTTTAGACACCAAATCTTGAAATTGCGAAGTTTGATGTTCTCTTAATTTCCGTTGAGCCGAAGTAATAGTTTCTTTTCTTCTTCGTATCTTACGGTCTAGCTTCGCCGCTTCCGTTGGGTCTTCTTCCCATAATTGGTCAAGTTCTTTAGAACTCATATCGTTGTTTATTTCAGCATTCAAAGTCAACACAAGTGAATTTAAATCGTCCAACTTGGTCGAATACTGGTTTTTCAAACGATCTTCTTCCGCTTTTAGCTCTCTTTTTGATAAAGCTAATTCTTCCGTTTTTCGTCTGTAATCGGCATCCTTTTGATAACCTGCTTTTAATTCATCAAGGTCAACATCAATTTTTTCACCATTAACAATAACTTGGTGTAAATCTGTTTCTTGTTCTTTAAGAGCACTCTCTTCTGGAGCTTCTTCTTCTACAGGAGCTTCTTGAATTTCTTCTTGTTGAGCTTCTGGTTGTGGTTGAACTTCTTGATTGTCTTCGGCTTTCGCTTCGGTTTCTTTTGGTTCAACCGGTGTTGCTTCTTTTTGAGGTTTGATAGTTGCCGTATTAGGGTCTAATATTCCCTCAATAGATTTTGCAGCACCTTGTACTGAAAAATTATTCAGTAATGGGTTTGTATCTGACATAAAGTCATCTCCTATTGTTAAGCTGTCGTTTGACTTGGCTTATTTTAACCTTGTTTGGTTAAAATTTTTTTTCTTTTTCGGTTTTGCGAAATTCTTCTAATTGTTTTTCCGCTAATTTACCGGTTTCAAGAATACTTTTAAAATGTTGTTCTACTTTACCAACAACATTATAAGCGATCCAAAGTTTTTCCCTTGTTTCGCTTTCTTTAGCCCCTGTTTTTTCTAAAAGGGCTTCGGAATAAATTTTTTTAAGAGTTTTTGTGGCCTCTTGAAAAAGTTTATTGTCCAGTAATTGTTTCGCCTGTTGGGAGCGGCTTACTTCCGTTTCCCTGAGCGTCTGGTCTTTCGTTTCCATCTAATCCTTTGACTTGTTGGGAAAGCATATTAGCAGATTTTTGGGCTTGTTCAAGTATCTTGCTATTTCCTGCTACCATCAACTTATCTAAATCGGCTTCGGCTTTAATTTTTGCTGTATCAATTTGTGTATTGTACTTCAAGGCCATTTCTTTCATTTTAGTTTCAAAGTCTAATTGCATTTCTTGAATTTTTTGTTGTAATTCTAATCTTTCTAATTCAAGTTCCGCAACTTTTCGTTTTTCTTCCGAATTAATTCTAGTAAATTCTATTTTTTCAATAGGTGTTAATGGCGGTGGTTGTGGAGGTGGCATTTGTTGTTTGCCAATATCCGGATTTACGAAGTATGCGTCCACATTTTTAAGTCCTGCGTTTTCAATTATTTTAGATAATGTGTTATACATATTTTTTAATGTAACCATTGGCATTTCTTTACCGCCTTGAAGATTAAATGCTTGTAATTGTCTTTCTAAAATATTGTTTAGCATTATAATTTGTTGTTCTTTTGAACCTGTACCCAAGCCAACAACTATATTTATGTTAAATTTGTCTTTCCATTCGGTAGGTTTAACCGGAATGTAAGTATTATTTAGTTCAATTATTTGTTGTTTGTCTTGGTACTTAACCATTAGTTCAAATATTTTTCTAAATAAATCTTTTACGCCGGTTTCAGCAAACACTCTAGCTATCAATTCCGAACGCATTTGTGTTTGTGTCATTAACGCATTAACACCTGTTGCTGTTTTTGCGTTTAAAGTATTTGGATCTAATCCTTGAACTTGTTTTGATATACCGGTTCTAACTTCTCTAACCGAATCCAAGTAACTTAACATTGGAAACGCTTGATTTGAAATAGGTTGTGCTTGAAGCGGTTGCATAACTTGGCCTGGTGGTTGTTTAGTTCTAACAACACCGCCTGGTCTAGTAGTCAATAAATCGTCCATGTTGACCATTCCGTCCATTATGGCAACCCTATTATTATTTGTAAGATACATATTATCTAAAAGTTGACGCATAACAGTAGATTTCATTAATTGAATGTCTTCTACTAATTCGGAAATACTTCTTCCGTAAAATCTATGCGGCATTGGAATAGGTGTAATTGTTACAAACGGAATACTATCGCATGGCATATTTTCTAAAATAAAATGTCCGTCTTCTCCGGCACAAATAATTTTTCGGAGTTCGGCAACGCCATCATTATCGTAATCGTATCTTATGTAAGTTTCAAAAACTTGTATCTTTGCCGTAGATTTATCGGTAGGCGTATCTAAATTATAACTTTCAATGTTTCTTGTTCTTGCAACATCTTCGGTATTAAAATTTTGGTCTTGTGAAGCCGGTAGATTATTAACTGTTTCTTCGTCAAAACCCATTTCAATTAATTGGCTTCTTGACATATAAACTTTGTGGGCAACAAAATCAGCGTCTTTAATTGTTTTAGCTTTTCTTTCTATTAAAAATTCTTCCGGCGGTATGCTTTCTATTTTTACTTGGCCTTGTTTTCTAATTCTTTTAATTTTGCAATTATATAAAACCGGATCAGGAAATTCTACATTTGAAATATCTACGCCTTGTTGTTCGGCTTGTTGTCTAGCCATTTCTTGTTGTTCTTTTACAACTTCGTCAACAATAGTTTCTTCTTCAATAACTTCTATTTCATCTTTGGTATCGTTTAATGCTTCTTTTTCAGCCGGTGTTAAGTTTCTATAAGTTTCATGTTCTATTGTTTCGCTTTCATCCCAATAAATTTTTAAGAAACCATTTTTTTCAATTAATGCATCTTTGAAAAAATTATATAGCAATGAAAAGCCATCATTTTGTTTATAGAAAACATGATTTAAATATGCCGTAGCTTGTTCGCTAATTTCAATATCTTCCGCCGTTACCGGATCGCAACGCACAACTTTATCGGAAGCGGTAAATACCCTTAATAGGTTTGGCAAGATACTTTCAACAGTATCCGAAACATCAGTTGACACCACTTGTGAACGGCCATCTATTTCCGTTCCAAGTTTATCGCCTAAATATTCAATGGATTTTCTTCTTTGCGAAGATAATTCGCCTCCTAGATAACCTAATGAATTTCTTATTTGGCTTCCTAATATACCTTGTAATTCTATGTCTTGAATTTCTTTATCTTTTTTTACCATATTAAACTATGTAACTTGTATTGACTTCAATCGGTTTTTTCCAATTGGTTCTTTCTATTGGTTCGGTAATAGCACCGTATCTGAAACTATCGCAAAAATGTGATGCCCAATTGTGTAGGGGTTTATTCCTAAAACAATTATTTTTTTCATCCCATCGCTTACAATAGCTTTTTAACGCTTCTAATAATTTTTTGCAATTACTTTTATGAAAATAACATTTTGGTAATAATCTTCTAACTTGTTCTATTCCGTCTTCTATTGAAAGTTTTGGAGCGATTTCAAATTCCATTCCCATCTCCCTTGCGGTTTCCCATCTTGATTTATTAGTTCCTATTTCCCTTACCCTAATATCATGGGGGGCGATATGTTTTGAATAAGTGTAGGGTTTATCGTCTATAACATTAAAATAATGCTCTAATCCCTCACTAGAATTTTCGTAACAATCCACAATCCTAATTTCACCGTTGCTACGCCTTTGGGCAAATATAATTACGGTGGAGTCATTCATGCCCAAATCCCACCAAGTTTCGACCGGTAAATTTTCGTCTATTTCAAAGTCTTTTATCTTATCTTCCTTTTCAAGTTCTTCAATTATATTGCCAAAATAAGAACCGCTTATTCCGGCTTGGAATGAACATTCAAATTCTTGTTCGTAGGATTCCGGCGACATCGCAAGTTTGGCTGCCTCTAATTCTTCCTTTGGTATTATCTTTGTTTGACTAGCTTTAAATACGCATGTGAACCAATCCTTTTGTGTCTTAGCTTTCTCATGCAAATCAAAAAACCAATTACGACCCATTGGCGTACCGATAAAAATAGCAAAGCCCCTACGGTCGGATAAGCAAGGCCTTAGTATCGTATCAAATAAATCAGGGCTAATATTTTGTGTTTCGTCCACAATAATACCGTCAAAGTATTGTCCCCTAATAGCCGAACTATTTTCCGCCCCAATAATTTGAATACGGCTATTGTTGACCGAAAAATCTACCCTTAGTTCTGATTCGTTAAACTTAGTACCTGGAATCGCAGAAGAAAATTGTTTTAGATAGTCCCAAGCGGTACTTTTTCCTTGCAATCTATATGGCGAAATAAAGGCGTATCTTGGATAGGGGTTTTTGTTTGTCAAAGCCGCCTTAATTAAATGGTTTATAGCAAAAACGGTTTTACCGCCTCTTCTATGAACAATCACAACATTAAATCGGTTCATATCGCATTTTTGATGCAAAAATTTTTGGATTTCCCTAGGTGAGTATGGGATTACAATTTGTTTCATTTTAAAACAAAACCCCCCTAATGTAATGTTGTATTAGGGTAAAAGTCTTCTTGTTGCATAAATTGATCTTTTAAAAATTCCGAAAAATCTTTAGCTTCCGAATCGTCTTTGAAACCTTGAAAGTGTGAAACTACAACCGGTTGATTGGTTTTAGTGTCTTTCATAATAAAGATTATTGTTTTTAATATGTAATCGTCCATTTTATTTGTATATACCACCCATTTATTTTTATCAAACGCCGGTCGGCAAAAAAGGGACGCCGGTCGCTCAAAACCCCCCAGATTTTTTAGCAAGAACCAAAAACCGTTAAATTATTACTAATGATAACTTATGAATTATTGATACTGATTTTCCGATAATATTGCATTACTGGAAATTTGGCCATTGTTTAGAATGATTCTAAATTATCTCACATATAATAAACCTTTTTTATTTGTGCAAGAAATGGCAAACATTCAATAAATTCAATACTTTTAAACCAACGCAAGTAATAAAAATATAAATTTAATATTAATATATCGGCATATAATTACCCTTTTAAGTCCCAACTAATGTTAATTGGTTCGTTTTGTGAACCTTTAAGCGTTAAAACTTCCGCTTGTTTTCCATATTTTTTACTTGCTAACTTACTAGCCGACCATTGGCTTGAAGCTACAATAATTTTATAAAGATTAACTAAATTCTGTCCGGCCTTGCCGTCAATGTCACCATTTTCTATTTTGGCCTCTAATTCTAAACGCTTATCTTTTAAATTACTTAATTCCAAATCAACGGCTAAACTTTTTGATTTTTCGTACCTATCCATCAAATTAGGATTGGAAACTAATTCTTTCCTAAAACTTGTCCAAGTATAATTAATATCTTCCCTTTCAAATATTTGTCTAATGGTTAAACCATCGGCTATCAAATCAAGAATTTTATCTGCTAATTTATCGGTTAATTTTCTTTTTCTTCCGGCCATAGTTTTACCTTTCTTGGGGCTTGGGGCGGTAAAGAAAGGAAGAACCGCCCTCAAGCGAAGTTGCAACTTTATAAAAACTAGCTGAAAGGGTTGTTGCTAGTAGAGTAACATAATTATCACAGTGTTGCATCATTACCAGTCAAATATTGTTTTTTTCTTTCTAAATGTTCGCTTATCAAGGGTAATAGGATTTATCTTAATAATTCCTTTTTCTAGCATATCGTCAATTATTAATTGAACGGTATATTTACCAAAACAATCATTTTCGTAAATCCATATTAATTTTGAAACCGGCAACATTCCGGCAGCGTATTCTTGGTTTAGTTTTATTACTATTTCTAGCTTCTCTTCTTTTGTGTAATCGTT